ACCTGTGTAGATACGATTATTACCAATAGATACAATCTGTGTTGTACCGTCTTGTTTAACTACTTCATGGAGTAGCGTAGGTTCTGTGCTGTTGTATCCTGCTGATGTATTGACATTGTCCCAACCACCACGACAAGCAATACGACCAAACTGATCAATAACAGCATTCTCTGCTTTCAGTGCAAAGTCTTTAGTAATAGCTACTGAAGAGTCTTGTGTATTAAGACCAGCAAAGCCAGGAGCTACGATACTAACTGACCGTAACTCAGCAGCCATTATACCCACTCCCAAGTTGTTTCATCGCCATATCGCTCTGCTTCTATAGAGATATAGGATGCTACTGCTTTACGATACAAATCAGCTTGTTGTTCGCTTAGACGACCACCATCTTCACCACGTTCATTGATAGCACGTAGTAAAGCACCTTGAATCACTAACTCTGAAGGGACATACAACACATCAGTGCTAGCGGACAAATCAGCCTGTGGTACAACACAGTCTACTTTAACAGTCAATGCTGACGATGGGATAGGCCATAGATCAAGAGTAATAACACCAGTAGATGATGTGCTGTTACCAATAGAAAAATAAAAAGGATCTCCATTCACTGATCCTTGAAGGTTAATCCATTCATGCATCTGATTCTGTGTAGCTTGCTGAAGATCTCTCTTCAGTGATGGTATGTAAACTACTAATAACCTAGACCTAGGATTAGTACCAGGGATCTCATAGTTCTGTGTACCATTGACAGTAGTGATTGTCTTAGTGGTACGAAGTACAGACCAGTTCCATGCATCTTCAACTTCACGTTTAGCTTCGTTAACAAAGTCACCTACTAACTTAACATAAGTTGTGTCAGTAACAGAGGCTGCTTCAGTCTCACGAAGCCTACGTAGTACACCATTAACACAATCTAAGAATGTAGCCATTTAGATCACCATTTAATTTTATCAGCCCAGAAGGCCGCTGACATCTTCCCTTTAGCAATATTCTTTGCGTGGCGAGCTTTAAAGGCTTTATTCCTAGCAGATCCTTCAGGAGAACCTTTAACACCTTGTTGACCAAAACGAATCGTCTTAACTTGATCACCGTCCTTTGCTACAACAATGTGAGATTTCGTAGGATGTCCTGGTGTTCTTTTAGGTTGATTATATCCAGAGACTCCTGCTCTTTCCAGCCTTGAATCTTTCTTCATTTCTTCTTAGCAGTTTTTGCTGCCTCCTTAAATGCTTTTGCTGTTGGAGCACCTTTAGTGCCTGGTTTTCTCATCTTCTCACCAGAGCCTTCAGCGATACGTTTACGCTTGGCTTGGATGTTAGCGTATAGTCCTTGCTTCATTTCTTCTTCTTAGGCTTTGACATACCAGCCTCTGACAAAGCGATAGCAACTGCTTGTTTGCGAGACTTAACTACAGGACCGCCTTTACCGCTATGTAGAGTACCTTCTTTGTACTCCTTCATAACTTTACGTACTTTAGCGGGTTTAGGTTTCATGACGGATAACCCATCTTACGTTCTTTAGCCTTCATAGACTTTGATTCTTTCTTCTCATGCATCTTCTTAGCCTTCTTTGATGCATACTCTTCCGCTTCTTTCTTTCCTTTGGCGGTGTAAGGAAACTTCTTATTCGCTACCATCGGCATTTTTCTTTCTCCTTCCGAACATACATTGAACGGTATCTGTTTCGAATATCCTAATTGCAGTCCATACAATCGTTAGCACTGCTGCAATGGCCGGTAGTAGCTCTGCTAACGTACCTACCACTGTTAGGATTGATAATGCATCTCCTGCTTGTTTAACTTGCTCATCAGCTTGTAGGGCCATGATTATTCACTTAAGGCTGCAATCTGTTGCTGTAGTTGCTGAAGCTGCGCTAACAAATCCTCTTTAGTAGGTTGTTGAACGGGTACAATGTCAGGTTGTGGTCTCTGATCAACAAACACACCATCAATATAATCCCAACCAATACCTGCATTAGGGTTTTCTAACAATACCCAATTAGATGGTTTGTTGTCTGTTTCATCAGCAACACAAACATTGACAACTTTACTTTGCTCAATAACTGCGTAGATAGCCATGATAGTTCCTAGTATTCAACAACAATAACGCCATTAGCACCATTACCACCATTGCCGTTTCCACCACCGCCGTAACTTAAACCATTTCCGTGATTACTGAGAATAGAACCACCACCTATACCAGCACTTCCTATACCAGCACCGCCTGTCATGTTTAAGTCACCACTAGTAGCGGTTCCTCCTGTTGCTCCTGCTCCTCCACTAGCTCCTGCTGAACCACCGTTACCACCGTTTCCTGTTATCGTTGTTCCACCTACAGTAAATGTTGATGCTCCTCCAGCAGTTCCTGGTGAACTTGTTCCTGGTGGAAACCTACCTGAGTCATAGTAATCACCTCCAGCCCCACCAGCACCAACAGCATAGGTATATGAAGAACCTCCAGTAACTGTAAATATCTTTATGGAAGTTCCCCCACCTCCACCTGCGCCACCAGCAGTTGAGTTATAAGCACCCCCACCTCCGCCGCCACCACCAACACAAGTAACTTTAATTTTTGTTACGCCTGAAGGTGCTGTCCACGATGTACCACTAGTTAATACAGCTATGTTAGAAAAACCACCAGCAGGTGTTACCCACTCAACATCAGTAGCACCACTATTAACATTTAGTGTTTTACCAGCATTAGATGTATAAGAAGGAAGTAAGTTAGATCTTGCTGCCGCTGCTGTTGAAGCACCTGTACCACCATCAGCAACTGCCAAATCAGTTAGTAAACTACTAATGGTTCCACTAGCAAAAGATAAATTAGTTAGAGTTCCGCTAGATGCTGTTAATCCAACAACACTTAAGTTAACAGCACTGCCAGTTAAGTTTGTTACTGTACCAGACGCAGCATCTAACTTTGTACTGATAGCAGTAGCAATGTTGTTGTACTCTGTATCGTGTTCAGTACCTTTAATGATCTTACCTGCTGACCCACTCGGTAGTGTATCTTTAGCAGCAAAGTTAGTTGTCTTCGTATAGTTAGCCATGAAAGTCAATCCTCTTTGGTATTCTTAACCTTTTGGACCTTTTCAGTTTTCTTTTCTTGTTCTTCTTTTACTTCTTCATAATCTGGATGTCTACGCATCTCAGCAATATCAAACTCATATTCTACGTTGAGTAGGTTGTTAGACCAAATACATCTGAATGTAGCCATTGTGACCTCTATATAAAAGAGAAGCTGCCGAAGCAGCCTCTCTAGTGCTTCTAATTAGCTAGGAATGATCAGAGCAATACCAGCATCGTTACGCAGCTCTGCAACACCGTACAGCGTGTCAGCAGTGTACAGCGTAGCGAGATACTCTTGCTTGTACTGAGCCTGTGAGCGAACAGCCATCTGCTCTGCAAGGACCAATGCATCCTTGTGGAACATCAAGCAAGCACGAGGAGCCGTACCAGAAGAAGCATAAGCAGTGTCAGCGTTGCTGCTAACAAACACTTTAACACCGTATACATCACCGATCTGACCGTTACGGATGGTGTTGTTACCGCCTTGCTCACCAACAAAGGCTTGTTCGGTAAAGCGAGCAAGACCCATCATGGTGTTACGAGCAACAGGAGGAATAACGAAGTAACGGCTATCTTGAGGTACGTTAGCATCGTCAAGACGCTGGATCGTACGACGAATAGCAGCATCAGTCAATGCAGTTGCGTTTCCAGCACCAGCACCACCAACGAAGGCTGTAGTACCATCACCACCGATGTAGGCAGTGGTTGTACCGGACACACTGTAGTCACCAGTAGCACCAGCGGCATGAGAGCCATTGAACAGACGACCAATCTGGATCAGATCAGTGTCAACCTGTGCTGAAAGAGCATAACCAGCATCTTCAGTGTAGAAACGACGAAGTGAGGCAAGAGCCTGAACTTCAACGATGTCCTCAATCAAACGTGAGTATTCGTAGTGCTTGTTAATGGTAACCTGCACTTCAGACTCAACGTTAGCCTGAATGGTAACAGCCGTGTTAGCTGCTTTAGCGGCTGCTGAACCACGGGTAGGACTAGGAATATGAAGGGTATCGCCTTTCTTACCACGCATCGTCATCTTGTTGACGAGGTTCGCCATAACAAGATTCTTTTTGTAGGAAGCGATGATTTCGTCAGACCAAATCTCAGGAATAAATTTATCTGCATTGGTCTTGTTGACAATGGAGGAACTACCTCCAGGATAAGCTGCTGTAGCCATTTTAAGTTTCCTTTAAGTTTAGGTTATCGAACCCTACCTTCGTTATAGGCTGATATGATGTCATCTTGTAGTGCCATATAACGCTCAGGGTCAGTCATTTGGAGCCGAATAAGATCTGCTCGACGATAAATTTTCTTGCTCGTTTCACCAGTAGCACCATCAACCGCTACCGTAGCTGCTTTCAAGGTTTGATCTCTTTGGCTCTGTAACTGCTGTGCTGCTTGCTGAACAGTTTCCTGTTTAGCTTTCTTCAATGCTTTGAAGTTGGACAGTAGTTCATGAGCTGAGTCATAGTCAAATTGTTTGTCCGCTGCTAGGTACAATCTTTGACGTACAGGTGACTCATTCACCCAGGTAGCAAACTCAGGATCAGTAATGACCTGTGTATAATCTGGATGCGATTGAGCTAGCCTGTTTGCAGTTTGCATCCTTGCCATCTGTGCCGCAGCCTGTTGAGCTTGGACAACTGCTGGATGGGATTCAACTGCTTTGTTAACTGCCTTAACAGGATCGGCAAAAAAGTCAGTATCATCTTCGATAGCTTTAGCAGGTTGATCCTGCGGTGTGATTTGCCTTTTGATGAGTTCATCAGCTAACTTACGAACTTCTCCAACTTCTTGTGCTTGACGACCAATTAGCTTTTCAGCCTCTTGATGCATCCTTATGATGTCATCTAACGATTTACCCTTATACTTCTCAGGGATCGTAGGTTCTTCCTGAGTTGGTGCTGCTTCAGCCTTAGCCTCTACAGCTTGAAATTCATCGTTACCTACTTCTTCATCTAGAGATTCTACAAATTCAGCCATCTGCTTCTCCTAGTCGGGTATAACCCAATTGTTAGGAATTAAAAAGAAATCTAAGTTATCCCTCATAGTAGGACTTAGATCTTGCTACGTTTGCTGCCTGTTCATGGACTGTTGCCCATCGATCATGAGCGGTTGGAAAAGCACCTGTGATGCCTTCCAATTTACTCCTAGGAGCTGCTAACTTACGATGTGCTAACAAATCACAGTACGGGCACTGCACACTACTTACGGAACTATCAACGAAGTGTTCAGTTACGTGATGGTTCTCACATTCAAAATCATTTAGTATCCTCATTGACTAAATCCTCATAGGCTTTTTCCCAAACTTCATGCATCGTTAGGAGCCAATCTAAAGCTTTTAGTTGACCTTTACGTTCTTGTAGTTCTTCTCCACTAGAGATAGTGGTTATGTCCGCTACTGCGTCTCTGTACTCTTTAGCGTCTTCCAATAGAGTTTTCCATCCTGGATGGCTCATGAGGTCGAATCGCTCTTCGTAGTATCTTAGTAACTTAGTAGTATCCATTGTTGTTATTTTACCACATCTTTATTAATTTGTCAAGCATGTTTTTACATATTTGTCAATACCCAGTTAATATTTTCTTCATCCCATGAATACATCTGACCATCTGTAGGCATTGCTACAGGGGCTTCCCACTGAGCATCTGCATTAAGTAACCAAGATGGAAATGGTTTAGGTGGTACAAAAGCATCAATGTCTGATCTGTACGTATAACCAATACCAGCATAGTTCTTTCTAAAGTTACCGTTGTAAGAGGTTTGTTTCCAGTTACCACCTAAGATCTTCTCTAAGTGAGCTGCACCGATGTGTTCTTTTTCTACACCTTCAGCATCAGAAGTATCTTTGTTGTCAACAACCACTACTTGAGTAACAACATTATTTTCATCAATCTTTGCAAAGTGAGCCATTACGCCTCCAGCTTTAATCCAGTTAAATCCATTTCTTCCCCGACAACACCGACAGGGAAGGTGTTAAACGATAAGCTAATCCGAGTGTCATCGCCTTTGACTTCAGGAACCATATGCGTCAGTGACGATGGAAACAGAATCAGCTTGCCAGCAGTGGCTTCAAACCACCAGCTTTCAGAGTTGTACGGGTTCCACTGCTCCGGCGGAAACTTGATTTGCTGCCAGCCATCACGGTAAAAGTAAATCCTGTCATCAGCGTTGGTCTGCACATAAAACACGCCTGAGATGTAGCTATTAGGATGTGCGTGTTTGTGGTGATACTGCCCTGGTTCTGAGTAGTTACACCAGCTTTGCGTGACTCTCAGGCTGACATTGTGCTTAGGATTGACTGTGCTTTTGAAGTAATCCGAGACGCTATCTTCTATGAATGATCGCAGTGAGGTTAACGCAGGGTCACGCAGCACAAAGTTGTTCGTGCTTGTGGTGTTACCCATGTTGGGTCGCGTCTGAAGCTCACGGATGAAGAACAACTCCTCATCGCTCAGAGGTCTACCAAGCTCTGCAAAGCCTACAGGGGTTGGGAATAGGTTATGCAACTGCACGTTGGAATTCCTCACGGGCTATACCCATCTCTTTTAACTGCTCGTCCGTGTAGATCGTAGGGATGCTGTCCTCAAACTCACGAATCTTGTCAATGACCCAATACACTTCTTCTATGCTTGGGCATGGCCGTGGATCATCCCACCTTGTAAAGACGTTGTTACTGATTTCCCATTTAGCACCTGGACGAAGCAAGTGCATTGCTGTATCAATCCCCAGGAACCTAAATACCTTTGTTGTCATATACCCTCTTATTGATTTATTTTTATGATGACGATACCGGAACCGCCTGTTCCTCCATTGCCGCCTGCGCCATTGAAGTCCCTAGCTCCACCTGCACCGCCACCAGAATTTGTTGAGCCATTTGTCCCGTTTGTATTGCCCGTAGTGCCGCCACCGCCGCCACCATAACCTCCGCTTCCAGCAGTATCACCTGCGCCGCCGCCACCTCCAGAGTAATATCCCGTAGCAGGAGACCCACCAGGACCAGCCGCTCCGTAAGTGCTTGCATACGATGGACCTAAAATTCCTGCCCCACCGTTTCCACCAGTTGACCCAGAGGCATTTCCACCAGTAGCGCCAGCGCCACCACCACCGCCAGCACCAACATTGTTTGAACTTGCCCCACCGTCATTGCCCTGCCCTGATGGAGAAGTTGACGCAGGACCGCCAGCCGTAGAGCCTGTTCCTGCACTCCCGCCGCCCGATCCTCCTGTCAACCCCGCTTGTGCAGGCGACTCATAAGAACCAGCCCCGCCACCTCCTGCAGACGTAATGGTTGTGAACGATGGGCTTCCTTCTACTTGTGCAATAGATGATGGATCTCCTGTCGTGCCTTTACTCGTCCTTGCTGTTGAACCTGCCCCGCCAGCGCCGACAGTAATTGTGTAATTATTTCCAGCCGTAACAGTTACTCCTGAAGCAGTGCGGTAACCACCAGCACCTCCACCGCCACCGAGTCTTCCCCCACCCCCACCACCCGCAACCACAAGGTAGTCAACAGAGGTCACACCCGTAGGACATTTCCACGTTGTAGTGCCTTTAAACACAAATACGGTTTGTGATGGTACGGTGTACTTTAGGATAACAATGCCGGAGCCGCCTGCTCCACCGACCGCTGCTGCGTAAGCTGGAGAACCTTTACCACCTCCACCTCCGCCACCGCCTGTGTTTGCGGTTCCTGCTGTACCTGCACCAGTCCCAGTATCAGAACCGTTTCCATCTCCTCCACCGCCTTTTTGAGAAGTTGTAGCAGTACCACCACCTAAACCGGCAGTGACGTTGCCATAAGCCCCTCCTCCGCCGCCGCCTGCATAATAAACCGTTGAACCTGTAATTGTTGAGGTTCCAGCTAAACCGCCATTGCCTCCAGCAGAAGGATTTTGCCCAGGCTGTCCTGCCCCACCAGCCCCTCCTCCGCCGCCTCCAGCACCGCTAGCCCCGTTTCCGCTTCCTCCCGCATTGCCTTGACCTGATGGAGAAGCCGCGCCACCTGGGCCGCCTAAAATACCACCTCCTCCAGAACCACCAGATCTGCCACTACCATTGACAGGTAGGTATCCAGGGGCGCCGCCACCACCGGCTGATGTAATTGAAGCTGGTGATCCTATAGAAGATGAACCACCATCACCACCTGTATTAGTTGTATTAGATGGTGAACCGCTTGCGCCTCCAGACCCAACGGTAATTGTGTAATCAGTTCCCGCAGTAACACTGAGGCCGGTTCCAGCTCTAAATCCTCCGGCCCCACCACCACCGCCGTATGCGCCACCACCGCCTCCGCCACCCGCAACAACCAAATATTCAACCTCAGTCACCCCAGTAGGGCAAGTCCAAGTGGACGTAGCGGTAAAGGTTTGGACGATGGTGTAGCCAGCCGAGCTGCCAGAAAAAGCAGCAGCAATCATTGCACTTAATGCGCCAGCCATGTTAGGTCACTCCTGCGCCAGAAACATACCAAGTATCTGTAGCTACTTTAAGTAACGTAGCCATTCCCTTTGTTGCTACTGTCCTGTTTCCTGTTGCTCCGTTAGCAAGCTGGAAAGTAACACCAGCACCAGATATTGTTAGGTTCCCTGAATTGTTGTTAACAACAAGAATGGTTGTTCCTACGTCAATGGCTGTTGTTGCGTTGGTGTTAACCGTTAATGTTGCTGTCGATCCACCAGTAAAGTAAATATGCTTTCCTGCGTCACTAGCAGCAACTGTTGTATTTGTACTTTGTGGAGCACCGATATAACCAACCTTGTTAGTTCCGTCTACTGTACAACTTGATAGTGTTCCAGAAGAAGGTGTTCCTAGCGCACCTCCAGGAACTACATAATCAGTACCAGCAGTAGCGGCAGATATTGCTGTACCATTACCTTTTAAAACACCTGTTATTGATGTTGATAAAGTAATTGCTGGTGTTGATGAAGCATTAGCAACTGTTCCTGCTAAACCATTAGCTGAAACAACGGATACAGTAGTGACAGAACCACCACCAGCAGCAGAACTAAACGTTAAATTGCCTGATCCGTCCGTACTTAAGAACTGACCATTTGTTCCATCTGTGGCAGGTAACGTAAATGTTGTGCTAGAAGAAGTATTTGCTGACTGTATCGTAGTTGTTCCAGTACCGCTTGCATTACCCTGGACTTTGAGATTACTCACTTTACTCTCCTAAAAACCAAGAACAACCCAACGCTCATCTGTTCCTACAGTTACTGAAGCATTTGAGTTAATTGTTACAGGACCAACGCTTAATCCGTTGTAACCGTCTGTTATTGTATAGTTAGATGATATGGTTCGTAGGTTTTCTAATATTGTACTAGAACCACCGCCTCCACCACCTGTACCGTTTGCTGCTGCTGTGATACGACCTTGTGCATCAACAGTGATATTAGCGTTAGTGTATGAACCTGCTGTAACCGCTGTGTTCGCTAAGTTAATGGTTCTGTTAGCGGACAAATCACCACCACCAGACAACCCAGTACCGGCAGTGATTGTTGTTGTTCCTACCGCATAACCAGCAGAGGCATGATTACCCCATCCATAAGCAGTATCCCAATCAGTTTGCTTTGCTGTGGTCGGTATTGCATAACCAGCTGTATACGATACTGCTAACGTACCTGCTGATGTTACTGGTGATCCTGTTACAGTTAATCCAGTAGGTACTGACATAGCTACTGATGTTACTGTGCCATTGCCTGACAAAGCAGCAATGTTACTAAGGGTTGTCTTTACTGTGTTACCACCCTGTACAATAGGTACAACTTCAGTACCAGCCAGTGCTGATGCATTTGATAGTGCTGATATCTTTATGTCAGCCATGTCTACTCCATGATAATGTAGTCACCAGCTTCTGTGGTAAGTAAATTACCGTTTTCAGTAGCCAGGATGTTCGCAACACTAAGCCAACCAAGTAAGTAAGTAAACGATGCTTTCTTCCATTGTCCGTCTTGTCTAACAAGAAAGTATTCTGGTACAGGATCTTCAGAGGCATCAGGTAAACCATCTAGTCCAAACTGCTGTGTATTCTGAATGTATATGTTGTCCTTGGACTTAGAAGTCTGTGGTAACTCACCAGCACTGACTTCAATACCATTAGACAGTTTAAGTACCAGTGAGTTGTCAATGTCAATGTAAGCATCAACAACAGATACACCATCCTTACCTGCTTTACCGTCCTTACCATCTTTACCATCAACACCATCTCTACCATCTTTTCCTGGTAGTCCATCTTTACCAGGATTACCTTTTTCACCTCTTGGACCTTGTTTACCTTGTGGTCCTTCCAGCTTAATGATGGTATCTGCTTTGGAGTCTAACTCACTTACTTTTTTCTTTAGCTTACCAACAACAGCAGCGAGCTGTAGTAGCTTTTCCTCATCCATGATTACTCACCAAGAGCGTCATTGAACTGCTTATCAACTTGCTTTTTAGTCTCCATCTGCATCTTGGCAATGTTTTCGTTACTCTTAATATCTTCTTCCTTCAACATCAACTCAGCAATCTTGATTCTGCGTTGAAATTCACGCTCTGCTGAGTCATCGTTGTTAGGAAGGTTCTGAGTGGCTGCATTAACGATCTTAGCTCTTACCTCTTCAGGCATTAACTGAGCCTCTATCGTCACTTTCTGAGCCTCTGCTGCTGCTTTCTGTGCTCTAGCTTGTTTTTCCTGTACAGTAGCCTGTGCATCAGCCAATTGAAGCTGTGTAGCTTGCTGTTGAGCCTGTTGTTGCTCAGGATTTGGCTGTGTTAGCTGCTGAAGTTGCTGTAGTAAGCTCTCACGGTTAGGTAACGATGAGTATTCAACGATTCCTTGCAGCAATAACGGTACGATAGGACTGTTTGGCCCTAACGTAGACATCATTGCCATCATTTGAGCCTGTTCAAACTCTCTAGCAACCATCCCTAACGTACCTGTTGGGATAAACTCAAAGTCTTTTACAGGATAACGGTCAGGAGCAAACTGCATATACCGCCATGCAGCTTTCTGTACGAACGGAATAAGGAAATCTTCTTGGAAATTCACTAAGGAACGCTTATTCTTCTTGATGATACCGCTAACAGCCATCGCTAAACCAGCCGCTGCTGCATCACCACCACTGACTTGAGCAGGTAAATTAGCTGTATCTAGCGTACCTGTAGCCTGTAGCATCATTCTTTCGAAGATTTGAGCTGTTTCAATGTTGGATTTGTCCGTAACACCGAACTTAAATGGTTGTAGGATCTCTGCTGGATTACCGTTAACAAGGATATTCTTCCCTGGTTTGATCTCAAACTTCTGTCCACGAGGTAATCTAGAGGCATCTATAGCCATCATAGGAGCTGCTGTAAGCCCTAAAGAGTCTACATGGCTACGGATTTGTGCATCAACAGCCTTTTGCATGTTGTAGGCCTTCTCAGCCGTTCCACGACCCCAGAAACGACCAGGAACGCTATCAGCTTGGTAGGCAACAACAGGTCTGTCTTGCATCATGAAGGGGTTTTCTTCAGATTTGAGAAGCACCTCACCGTTACCGATGACAATCAACGCCTCTACCATGTCTGAATACTTCTCATCATCCTCAATGAGGTTATCTTCTGGGTTATCCAGTAGCTTCTTAGGTACTAAACCATAGTAACGAAGTAAGAGAACCTTATCATTCTGGTAGTAAGTTAAGTCTTGATTAGGCTCTAAGTCAGTGTCTAAGGCTGCATCGCCTAGATCAGCGGACATATAAACACCATCTTCCATGCCTTTAATGACAGCATGACGACCTACATACTCTTCAATAGCACAACCCATAGCATCATCAATGCTGGTTGCGTTAGGATCAACTAAGAAGTTCCTAGGATTGATAGGCTTTAGCTCTACCGCTACACGGACATTCTTGTTAACACCAATCATTGCCAATCCAGGCTGTGCTGTAGGCTGTGTTGCTGGTGCTAGATGTTTCTTCTGTTTAACAATGATCTCACCGATACCAGTACCGTAGATCTCTGCTAAGGTCATGATCTGACCAATGTTCTTACGTACTTTATCTTTCTTGAAATCTTCTGACAACAAGGATTTCATCTGTTCGATGTCTGTCTTTTCTGTGTCAGAAACATCATCACTGATGTCAAAGAAGACACCTTTAGCGAATACTGCTTCCTCAAGATCAGCTTGTTTGTTGTCTACTGCTTGTTGTAGGGCAGGGCTAATAAGCCTTGAACGCTCTGTATCCCTTGTCTTATCTTCATCAGCCCATAAACCACGCCAGAGACGCTCATACTCGTCCCAGCGATCCATGTAATTCTCATCCCTATAGTTACGCCAATCATTACAGCGATCCATGACGAAAGCTACTAGGGCATTCTGAGGTGTGATTTCAGATTCAAATTTCATTGTCACCAACCTATTGTTGTGTCTAGGACTTCGTACTCTTCTTCATTCAAGTTCTGATTCCAATCTGCTACCTGTATCTGATCAATGTAACTCACAGCATCAATTAAATCATCATGAGTCTTACTATCAGGGAACTGCATCAGTTGATCTACAAACTTGTTATTCCAATCAGCTTCATTTAGTACAATCCTACCGTGTTCAAATCGTCCTTGTAGTGACCAAACAATCCTATCTGTCTTCTTCTTATTACCGTGTGTTAGTTCTTCAATACGAGGATAGTAGTTTAATCTCCTCATCAGATCATTCATATAAGGCATCACTGCATTCTTCAGTGCACCTTTTTCAATCCCTACAGCATTGACTCTGTAGTCCTTAGCAGCCTTTAGAATCCTTACTGCTGTTTCTCGGACATCCCATCTACCATACTGTATGTCAGCTACCCACCAGCCTTTAGTGTTGACCTTAACAATGGCTATCGCTGTTTCATCCAGTTTAGAATTCTTCGTCTTATTCGTCTGAGATGAATCCGTAAAACCACATAGATCCACCGCAATGAAGTAGTTACCGTCTTCAGGTTCTTCGTCACTGATCTTAATCCATTCATCTTTAAAGATCTCCGACTGTGCAGCCTCAAACGATGCCATAAACTCTTGTCTAAAAGCAAAGCTAGACATTGATCCTCTAGCAGCTTCAATCTCTTCAGGATCTAACAATGGATTATCAAAGCTAGTGAAGTGCCATGCCTTGTAATGTTGATCCTTACCACTATCACCTAACTTGTACAGTTCATAGAAATGGTTTCTACCCATTGGTGTTCCTATGAACATTGCTCTACCCTTCTGATCCGCTAAAGCAGGTCTAAGGATTTGTTCGAACACCTGTGGCTTCATGTCTGCATACTCATCCATCACTAAGTATTTAAGACTGACACCACGCATAGTCTCTGGTCTATCAGCACCCTTTAGCGATATCATTGCTCCATTCACCAACGTAATCTGCATGTTATTGACATGACTACCTTTGATGACTGGATGACCTAGCTCTAACAGCGTAGTCCACATAATATCTCTAGCTTGTCCCTGCGTTGGTGCTACATACCAGACATGACCTTTATCAGTCTGTAGAGCCTCTATAATCAGTGTCCAAGCTGCTAACCTTGACTTACCTGTACGTCTACCAGCAGCGATGATCTTAAACCTTACAGGGTCTTTGAAGACCTCTTGCTGCCACGGTAGTAACTTAACTTGTAGATCCATCGTCTTCTTCTTCGTAATCTATCAAAGTAGTTTCTACGTCAACAGGTTCATGCTCAATCATCTCTACTGGATTGTCATTTACTCCAGTGATGTTGATGGTAATGGCTCTAGAGCCTCCACCAGCACCTTTATCCTCAAAGTAAGATACTGGCAACATCCTATCAACACATAACTTCAATGCTGCCATCTGATCCTTATCCTCATCATTCAGAGCCTTATGTACTATCTTCCTGATGATAGCCTGTGAGTGTGTCAGCAACAGCGAAGCTGTTAGTTCTTTAATCCTTGCTGCTTCACCAGGAGGTCTACCTCTTTTAGCTCTTTTGATGTACTTCTTGACTTCTTCCTTCTTTGGTCTTCCTCTTTTCCTTTTTTTCGCAGGCACTTTCTTTTCTTCATTGACTGCCACGACATCCTGGCTGACCGATGAAGGTAGCGAACAAAGATCAGATATAACTTCAGTTTTAATTTCGGACATCACTACCTCTATATAGTTTCTCTGCCGGAAGGCAGGACTGTAAGGTGTATATAATTTTATGTATCTACAATGTAGTGTATGACGATAAGTTATATGTCTACTATTATTTAGTTTTTATACGATGTTTTGTTCATAGCCTACATAGAAGTATCTATTCTAGCATATTTTTAAGAGTTTGTCAAGTTATTTCTTCATATTCAGTGCAGAATCTGTGTTTGAACCAGTGCAGATTACATGCAAGAATCATGCCAACATAGGCTTTAGCGGGACTCCATTAACATGGTATCTTAGGCTCCGCAGAGGCTTTATAGATAACCTATTGATTCTAAAGAGATTTCTTAATAGTAATGAATTCTCATTAGCATTGTCTATTTTGCTCTTTTTTGAGGCTAGGTAGCACCACAACAATCTTCATCACAACTCCACCCCTCCCCCTATGTCGTATACTGTATACAGAATACAGTGGAGATTGTCGTTAGGATGACAATTCAATATACAAAGTCATAGATTGTCACTACGACGACAATACATTATATGAAATCATAGATTGTCGTTAGGATGACAATTGAGTCTGTGCAGAGTCTGTGCAGGCTTGAGAGTGTATCGATGAAGCATCCTACAATGACACTTGATTGACCCTACAGATACACCTAAGTCAGTGCAGATGTTCCACGTGAAACTGTTGTATTCGAACAACACTACCATTCATCCTGGATTATTGTCCGTTCATCGGATAGGCCTGAAATGCCATTGACAACGCAAAATCACCTAGGTAGTATGCATACATCAACAACAAACAAGGATTAAATCAAATGACAAACGCACCGGAAAAACCACAGTTCGAAGGTCAAATCATTAAATTCAAATCTCCACATGCTGACGTATGGCTGTACGATATCGCCGTTCGTAATGAAAAGTACGGATGGTTGGAATGGTATGCTATCAACGATCCTGAAATCATCAAGTCTTTAGATAACAGTTATACTAAGTAAACTTCAATCAATCACCACAAAGGACTAACTATCATGGCAATGCAGACAGCAGAGTATAGTAAACCTCAAGTCAAAATCAGCACCACATCCAAGCTTGATGGCATTCGATCATGGTCCCTTCAGGCATTGGATACTTGTCCTGGTTCGAAGGCTAGCGATGGATCCTTAGTTGATGCTTGTAAAGGCTGTTATGCAACCACAGGCAACTACAATTATCCTAATGTCAAAGCACCAAGGCTCCACAATAGGGAGGATTGGCAGCGTGATAATTGGGTTGATGACATGGTCAAAGCTTTAGACTCGGATCGATACTTTCGTTGGTTTGATAGCGGCGACATGTACGCTATCGGATTAGCAGAGAAAATGCTTGAGGTCATGCAACGTACTCCGTGGGTAAAGCATTGGTTACCAACTAGGATGTATAAATTCACTAAGTTTCAAGCAATCATTGACAAGATGGATGCATTGGACAATGTTGTAGTGCGTCGATCATCGGATTCTATTGTCGGCGAAGTATTGGATGCACCTTGGTCTAGCACCATTGCAACAAGCTTCGATACTGATAACATCAAAGTCTGCGAAGCATACCAGCACGAAGGTAAGTGTAACGGCTGCAGGGCTTGTTGGGATAAATCAGTAAGCACTATTGGCTATGTTGCTCATGGTGTTAAGATGTCCAAGGTAATCAAACTCAAAATCGCATAAGGAACGCTGACATGCAAAACTTTAGGTCTTACAGGGTCAATTTCTACTTTAACTACCAAACCCATGAGCGTTTCATGTCCGTAAACTGGATTTCTAGTGAAAGAATCATCGCTAGTATTATCCATGCTGAATTCGGACATGCTGCCCACGTAATCGACGTTACACCTTACTAGGATTATCTATCATGTTAGTAGATTTTAAGGTTGTCGGTTATCTAGTAACCTATAGACTGTTCGCTGACGGTTTAACGCATATTGATCGATTCAATACATTAGACTCTGCCGAGGATTTTGTTGATACTAGCGATCTTGCAGAGTACGTTATCAATCCCATTGTAGACTTATCTGGAGAGTAGACTATGAAAGTCTTCGTACTCATGTCAGGCGTTGATGTTATCGGCGTCTTTACTACCGAAGCTTTAGCCCTTCAGGCCACGCGCAAGTTGGGTCTTCGGTCCTACGTTATCGATGACTTCATCTTAAGATGAGCCCAACCAAAAAGGAATAGACATGCAATCTAGTGACTTTGTATTGTATCTTGGTGGTAGTGCTTTCGGTGTATTGTTTGCCTTCATGATTTTTATAGGACTATGTATATGATTCAATTATACTTTAATGGTAAGCCCTGCGAGATAGTCAGCGAGATAGTCAGTAGGGACTCTACTGACGGTACAGTCTGTATACGCTATGCTGCTGATAATCCTAACTGGCCGTTCCCTAATTATACTTGGGTTGATCCCAAAACCTTATCTAAGCTTAGGCAGTCTAAGCGATTAGAGGCTCTACAAGGCGTTGAAGATGCACTCATGTAGGTAGGTGTCACCTTAGCCTAGATCGTCGCTTCTAGGCCTGTTTTAATCGATTCTAGAGGGTATTCTATGACTAAAGAGATGTTGGATGAGTTGCTGTACTTGATCGAGCTTCAAATTAAGGCTAACATTGCCATTGCATTAGGTCATGCTGATGCTGCGGACAAGGAAGCAGAAAGAGAGCATGTTCAGTATTACAGACTTGTTTCGTTGATTGACTCTATGAAGGATGATCTAAAGTGAAAAAGACGTTCTTTGAACGATGGCGTGAGAAAGTAGACATGAAAGGTCCAGATGATTGTTGGGAATGGTTGGGTTATAAAAATGAGCGTGGTTATGGTTGGCTCAAGGACAACAAAAAAAATATACGCGCACACAGGTTTTCCTACGCTCAATACAAAAACAACGGTCAACCTATACCAAATAACCTTTGTGTTTGCCATCATTGTGATAACCCTGGCTGTGTTAACCCTAACCATTTGTTTTTAGGTACTCAGGCAGACAATATGCGAGATAGGGATAGGAAAGGAAGGGGTTTTAAACCAAACAATAAAAAACACACTGATGATGAGGTAATTAAGATACGTTCAGATTATGCTTCTGGGTTATCGCAAGATAAAGTAGCAAAGTTAAATAACACAGCTCAAGCAACAGTGAATAGAATAGTCAACCACAAACCACCATATGAAAGGTAATCAAGATGAGATGTTTATCATGCAATGAAGCCTTAAGCGACTATGAAGCCTCTAGGCGTAGTGTTCGAACACACCAGTACATTGACTTATGCAATGATTGTTTTCGATATGTCCGTGATGAGATTGCTGCTGTTGGTAATGTACGATTGATCAATGAAGGGGATGATGACATTGTAAGCAAACGTAACATTGATGAAGAATGACTTGACAACTTTGTTTTTCTCTGATACCCTAAATCTATACAGGCTATGTAGGCTACTTAGGCTATGTACTAAGTATATACTATGTACTTATATTTAATATATACTTAGTACTTAGACTATTTAGCCTGTGTACAGTAGGGCTTAATGAAAGGATTGTTCGAAATGTACCCTGATGATGAGTTTTTACCTGAAGAAGCCTTTGATTACACTAAAGGTGAGTATGATGATATGCATGAGGATCACAACATCAATGATGTGTTAAATCGTTTTGTTCGCTTATGCCAGGAATACGGTTTTTACTTTATGCTTAGACAACTTACTAAGGCTCTTAACGCTAAAGGGTTCAACGTATGAGAAAGCGTATACAGCCACGAAAGCGCAAGGTTAACCCTTACGTAGCCTACCTAGAGAATCATGGCCGCCATGCCACCTTAGAAGACCTCCTAGAGGCATTCCCTAACAAGACCTCCAAGCAGATCAGAGACTCTATGTCAAAGTTAGTTGATAACTACACTGTTGATAGGGATATTAGGAAGGATGATCATCAGTATTTGATATCGTATTCTCTTGGTGGATACAACACTAGGGACAGCACTGGTATCTGTTGGCATAACCCTTTTAACTTGAGGTAAGTATGGTAGAGAACAAGAATGCAAAGACACCAACGGATGATGGACAGCCTTTGTTTATAGCACAACCAAAGAAACAATGGGTAGGGTTGACGGCTGATGAGATTCAGGACTTAAGTTATCTGTATCAAAAAATTGATGCCAGTAATTCACCGTGGTTTGATCGGTTGGGTTTTGCTAAGGCCATTGAACAAGCCTTAAAGGAGAAGAATCAGTGAACTACTTAGCCACTCATGTTGGCTGTGATGATTGTGGATCTAGTGATGCATTGTCTGTATCTGTTAACGATAAAGGAGAGACTTGGTCACACTGTTTTGCTTGTGGTACGAATACGAAAATGTCTGAACATGATGACAACTTCAGGCAAAAGCATACAAAGTCTGCTAAGGTGATTCCAATGCTAGATGGTAAGTATCAGTCTATACCGCTAAGAAACCTCTCCAGAGATGCCTTAAAAGCCTTTGGTGTGATGATCACTGATGAGGGTGGTGTAGCTTTTCCCTACTGTGATGCTGATGGTAAGGTCACTGCATACAAAGTACGACATGATGCAATGAAGACTGATTGCACTATCAAAGGTGATTGGTCTAAGGCTACTTTGTTCGGACAACACTTATTCCCTAAAGGTGGTAAGAGCATTACCATCACTGAAGGTGAGTTTGATGCTGTTGCTGTGTATCAAATGAATGGCATGAGGTATCCAGTAGTAAGTATACGCAATGGCGCACAATCAGCACTAAAGGACTGCAAGGACAACTATGAATATCTTGACTCTTTTGAAACCATTGTTATCAGCTTTGATGCTGATGAAGTTGGTAAGCAAGCTGCTACGAAGGTAGCTGATCTATTCGGTGCTAAGGCTAAGATAGTCAAGCACAGGCAACCACATAAGGATGCTAATGATTATCTCAAAGATGAGATGATCAAGGAGTATATCCAGGATTGGTTTGCTGCTGAAGTCTATGTACCTGATGGGATCATCGAAGGATCAAAGCTTTGGGAAGAGATCAACACACCAGCCATTAAAGCCTCTTGTGACTATCCTTGGCAAGGTCTTAATGCTTTGACCTACGGTATACGTAAAGGTGAGCTGGTGACGTTTACAGCAGGTTCTGGACTGGGTAAATCACAGGTGCTTAGGGAGATTGTTTACCACATCTTATGTAAGACTGAGGACAACATAGGATTAATGTTCCTGGAAGAGTCTACTGTTCGCACTGCCAAAGGCATTATGTCTATCCATGCGAACAAGCCACTACATCTACCTGACACAGCGTACACTGATGAGGAGTTTAGAGATGCCTTCGAGCACACTCTTGGCACTAATAGGGTTTATCTTTTTGATCATTTTGGGAGTACATCAATTGACAACATACTATCAAGAGTCAGATTCATGGCTAAAGGACTCGGATGTAGCTTTGTTGTGTTGGATCATATTAGTATTGTCGTCAGTTCTGGCTCTC